GGATACGCCAACTGCAAACAAACCGCCAGCAGGTGGTTTATTGTGCCTATGAAAATTACGAACAAACTCAATAGCCTCAGTTAATTTCATTGGAACCGCATGAAGTTGCATAATTTAAAAAAATAAAAATTGTTCGCGGAGGCTCCGTCACCGTTGGCCCTTCCGGCTCGGCCCTACCCCTCCCCCTCCTCGCCTGAATCGTTTGCATCGGGCGCACTGATGCGCGGTACAACGTCGATCACATCGACCAAGCGTGACTGCGCTGCAGCTAGTGCGCCGGTGATGCTAATCCTTGAGTCAGACACGGACACGTCGAGACGGTCCCCGTAGACCTTCGGTGCGAGCTTGCTTGCGCGCCATCGCATGCTATCTAGTACAACCCGCGCAGCATGGCTATCCATGGTTCCCGCGCTAACGGCCTCCTCCACGGCCTCCATGCGATCGAAAAGAACATCGGCTTGGGCCATCCGAGCGCGCGCGTACCTGGTAGCAAGGGAGGCATCATCCCGCATCCACCGGATTACTGTAGTGTGATCTGGCATCCCTTCCATGCGGCACACCTCCCGCATCGATTTGCCAGCCTCGATCTGCACTAGTAGGCTATCCACCATTACATTTTTTGTTGCATCGTCGTAAACCACGTAAGCCATGCATTCCCCCCAAAAATAGTTCAACACTCATTGAATTATCCCCCAAAAAACCCCCTGCATCGCTTGTATCGTTGCATCACCCTTAGGGTGGTGATGCGATTCAATACAAAAAGCGCTGTTTTGCCCGAATCTGCATCGGTGCACTGATGCGCATCGATTCAACCGATTCAATCCGATTCAAGGGTTTTCCCTAGTGGTTTACTGTCTCCAATGTGACTGACTAACTGTAACAAACTTTATTACAGTCGATGCCAAGCCAGTGCAATAGTGCCCTAGCTAACAACCCCGAAAGCAAACCATGAAACAGTACACCTACCAAGTTACTAACAAAAAAACCGGCCAAGTCGACCATGTTAGGGCCAGTGCAGCAAACCCTGAAATTGCCCGCAATCAAATTGTTCTTGCCTATGGTTTGCACCATAACGTTATGGACCTTTATTGCAATGTTAACCCTGCACATCATACGGTTGGCGAAATCGACTGCACTGGCTTTCCCTTATCCGATACGGCGTGGCTTGAACGTCAGGCCGCATTGATCTAATCCTGACAGTACCAGTCCCTGCCCATGCTGTGGGCAGTGGCGGGAATTGTCCCGATTACCCAAAGGAAAATTATGGAGAACCAAAAAACCGTAGCATGGTCAACTATGCTGCAAGATGCTGTAACCCAGCCTGGCATCATAAGCTCATGCTATAAGGCATTTCACAATTACAGCATGGGCAATCAACTATTGGCGTGGTCCCAACTACAAGCCCGAGATATGAGCCTGGCACCGATAGCTACATATAAACGCTGGTCCGAGCTTGGCCGTCAAGTCAAAAAGGGCGAAAAAGCAATTGCACTGGTTATGCCGGTGACAATCAACAAAAAAGACGGCGCGGGCGAAAAAACCGGCGAGTGCTTTCAATGGTTCACCCTTAAAAATAACTGGTTTACCCTAGACCAGACTGAAGGAACGGATTTTGTCAGTGAATCAGCAAGCCCAGCATGGGATAAGGCCAAAGCTCTGGAAGCCCTTAGCATTACTGAAATTCGATTTGACTCGCCGAACGGGAATTCTCAAGGTTACGCGCAGGGTAAAAATATCGCCATTAATCCGGTTGCAGCACTGCCCCATAAAACACGGTTTCACGAGCTTGCCCATGTAGTGCTTGGTCACACCGAAGAACACGCTATGCATGATGATGATAAAACGCCGAAGGACATACGCGAAGTGGAAGCAGAGTCAGTAGCATATATATTGTGCTCGGTGCTTGATTTGCCTGGTCTTATCGAGTCACGGGGCTATATTCAAGGCTGGTTATCTGGTTCTGAGATTAGCGATAAGTCAGCCCAACGCATATTCGGCGCAGCCGATAAGATTCTGAAAGCCGGAAAGTAATGCATTCTCTAAGCCCATGCTGTGGGCTTAGGGGCTTGCATTGTGCAGCCAATTAACTATTGGAGAAAATAATATGTCATTAGCACTTGATAAGATACTGCAAGAATTCTGCGACAAATACGATATAAACGAATACGGGATGTTTTACATGGTTACTATGCCGGACGGGTATTCGTTCATTACTATGTCGGTGGAATTGTCTAATCGCATGTTGCGCGAATATGGCGCACAAACCCGCCATATCATTGAGCTAGGAGAGTAAACCATGCAAACCCCTACTATTGCTTACCATGCAAAGCACGAATTACGCGGCTGGTCCGAAGTGTGCCGATACCCTGCGGACTGGGCAGGCTGGCACGCGTTCGACCGTTCTATGATTGCCGAACTACTGCGCGAAGGTCACCAAGTGGTCACCTGCGGCTGGAATATGTACCAAGTGGTGCCGGACCATGCGTGAACACTACACACCCGATCCCCAGCGCTACCCCCTGGCCGATATAGCCCTTGCTTGCGCCATTGGCTTTGCCCTGGCTATGCTCTTAGTTACATGGTGGGCATCATGACCCGCGCCAAATATTTAGCAGCGCTTATGCGCTTAATGCGGCCCGATGAAATAAAGCGCAGCGCGGCCAGTCCCAGCGCTTACATGACGCGCACTCATGTGCTATTGCATTATGTGGCGCTTCGACGCTTAGAGGTGAACGAATGAGCACCACCCGCCAGCGCGACTTGATGGAGGATTATCAGGAATACGGCCATGACAATGACGTGAGCGAAAAGATTGAGCATCTTATGGCCGAGTACCATTGGTCTCGCTGGGAGGCAATGGAATATTTTTATTACGAACCATACGACCCTATTGATTGGGTTGGTAGCCAATGGGAGGAACCATGCTCATTGCCGCCCTACTAGCGGCCCTGATAGCCCTGATTCTCGGCCTTTAACCATAAACATCAGCCCGACTAACACTCGGGCTTTTTTATGCTCTCAATTTTTGCCTTGGCGTCCTCAAACCCGTGCCCCACAATTACCTGGTGGCCGATACCCTGCAAGTACACGATCCAGTCCCTTTGCACTGGTGAAACCACGCCGCCCGTACTGCGCTTCATTTCAATCCATAGTTTCCACGCGGGTACGAATAGGTCCGGCACTCCCGCTGTGACGCCCTCGGCCTTTAGACTGGCGCCCTGGGCCATGCTGCGGCCCCCGCCGTTAGGGATTGCGAATATACGTACGTCCGGCCACTCGCGCCGGAACCACGATACTAATCGGACCTGTTCTAAGTGTTCGCTAGGTGCGGTCAAAACGGTAACTCCCATTCCCACAGTGAACAACCTCCTGGCTCACTCGCAAAATCAGCCGGTGGCTCATCATTAAATTCGGCGCAAACCCCCTCCTTGCTGTAATGGTCGCAGGTATGGCAGACCCTTGGCGGCTCGGCTCTCAGGGTGGTGCGGTATAGGGTGACGATTTGGGGTTCTGGGTGTCTCATGGGTTCCATTTCCTTTGTAGTATGGTGAAAAACTTACCTTCGCGCTTAAACTCTATGGTGGCCGGTGGCTGGCCTTCGGTAAGTACCTGCGCCATCTCATGCAGGTCGGCGGTGCCATAGTCCAGCACCACGCCTGCCTGGTGGGCCACCTCGGCCAATAGCCTACGCGATTTCTCGCCTGCGTAGCCGTCATGGGTCACAGCCAGATACTCGGTCACTGGTGCGTCACTCAGCCCGCCATAGTACGTTAATGAGAGCATCTCCTTCCCACTGGCTCGGCTGATGTGCTTGCGCCAAGTCCAGCTAGTAACGTCAAGGTCCACGCCCTCATTGCCCATGATGTCTAGGTTGTGCAGTTTCAGGGCTGGCCGGACCGGCTCGGGGAACTCGGCCCCGCAGGCTGGGCATACCCGCACCGACAGGGCGCATATCTCCTGGCAGTGGTCGCAGACCTTTACTGGTGCTTCGCCCTGCTTATCGCCCTTCTTAGGTGGTGGGCGCACGGCGGTAATGGGGCCATGCTGCTCCACCACGCCAGCAAAGTCTAGGACCATGCAATCGGCTTTGCCGTCAGCGATCCGCAGGCCACGCCCCGCCATCTGGACGTATAGCCCTGGTGACATAGTAGGGCGCAGCATAGCAATCAGGTCAATCATGGGCGCGTCAAAGCCGGTGGTAAGCACATTAGCATTGGTCAATGCCTTTATGGTGCCTGCCTTGAACTCGCTCAGGATACGATCACGCTCGGCGCTTGGCGTGTCGCCAGTCACGCACTCGGCCACAATGCCTTGTTCCACCAGCGCCTCTTTTATGTGTTGGGCATGGGCTACACCGGCGCAGAACACCAGCCACGACCGGCGGGCACCGGCTAGGCTAATGATTTCCTGCACCACCTTGGCGTTCTTATCGCTGGTGTCGACCTTGGCTTGCAATTCGGCCTCGATATACTCGCCGCCCCGCTTATGGACCCCATCCACCTCCAACTTGGTGGCGGTCAACTTGGACCGCAGGGTGGACAGAAAGCCCTTGAAAATTAATTCCTCAATGCTCACCGGCTCAATCAGCGCGTCGAATATGGCGGGCTTGTCGGTAATGTAGCCATGCCCCAAGCGGTACGGGCTGGCGGTAAGTCCTATCACTCTCACATTATGATTTGTCTGATAGATGTCCGATAGAAGTGTCCGATAGCCGCCCTCGTCCTTGTGGCTCACCAGGTGGGCCTCGTCGATGATGACTAGATCAACGTGGCCGATCTGCTTGGCCTTGGTTCGCACCGACTGAATGCCTGCAAAGGTAATCGGCTCTCCCATCTCCTTACGGCCAAGCCCCGCAGAGTAGATTCCCATTGGCGCGTTAGGCCAGTGCTGGCGCATTTTCTCGGCATTTTGCGCGATCAGTTCCTTTACATGGGTTAGCATCAAAACCCGAGTCTCCGGCCAAGATTGCAGCGCGTCCTTACACAACGCAGCAATGATATGGCTCTTACCACTGCCGGTGGGCAGGACTAGGCAGGGGTTTCCAGCGTTGCCTGCCTCAAACCATGCGTAAAGCTGGTCGATGGTGCGTTGTTGGTATTCACGGAGCATGGACAGCCTCCAACCTACAAACACCATCACGGCAACTCGGTGCCAAATTAGACTGGCAAACACCCAGCTTCTCGCAAGTTGGTTTTTTTGGCGGTACGGGCTTTACCCAAACCGACTTGTATTGAGGCTTGCTTGTAACGCTGCGAAACGCCGGTTCTGCTGGTGGGTTTCCATTACAAGCATGGTGATTAGCCTCTTGCAGTGATTGCCAAGCCCAATTGCATTCGACGCAGACCCAGTAAGGCGGCTCTGAAG